GCTAATGCAGCCGCCGGCCGTGCGGAGACCGCCGCCGAAACGGCCCTGGCGGCCAATCAGGTTATTACCAAGGCGGAAACCGGGCGTATTAAAGCCGAGCAGGGGCGTGTTGAGGCGGAGAACGCGAGGAAGGAGGCTGAATCATTCCGGGGCGAGGCGGAGGACTTGCGTGAGACTGCGGAGCAAGAACGGGCGACAGCCGAACAATCACGTGTGGAGGCGGAGACCCGGCGGGATACGGCGGAAGCCAAGCGTATTGAGTCTGAGACCGCTCGTACGGAGTCTGAGGCTATCCGTCAGCGGCAAGAGGACGGACGGGTGGCGGAAGAAAGCAAAAGGGTTGAGACCGAGAAACTCCGATCCGTGGCCGAGGCCCTGCGTGACCGGTCGGAACAGGAACGTACCCGGCAGGAGGAGACGAGAGTAAAGGCCGAGGGATCACGTGACTCCGCCGAACAGGAACGGATGACGAACGAGAGGAAACGTGTTGAAGAGGAAGCCGCCCGAAAGGAGGAGGAGTCGAAACGCGTACAGTCGGAACGGGAACGTGCCGAGGCGGAGACCGTTAGGGAAACCGCGGAGGGCTTGCGTGAGACGGCAGAGCGAGCCCGCAAGACGGCGGAAGGGATGCGTGAGCAACAGGAAACGTCCCGGCAGGAGAATACGGCCGTAGCCGTTGCAAACGCCGAGGCCGCCACCCAAGACGCGAATGACGCGGCCGATCGGGCCAACGCCGCCGCAGAGGCGGCCGAGGGAGTCGTCAGTGGGCTACAACCCGACTGGAACATTTCCGACCCTGTCAATAAGAACTACATCAAGAACAAACCGGAGATTCCGACGCTGGACATGGTACCGACCGCTGATACATTGAGCTATGTCAATATCGACGGTACAACCATCAACTTCCGTATCGGCGATGAAGTGCGTGTGTTGGAGAATGGCGAATATGTATTCTATCGGCTTTATGATCTTGCGGATGGTATAGCATCTTGGCAGGAATCTGGCGGCGGTACGGCCTTACCCGGTAATGTCTATCTGACAGGAGCAAACTATTACAATGACTCAGTACGAACGATAAAACAAGGATATTTAAGCCATGAGTAAGAAAGGAGCATTCATATATCAGCAGATCGAGCTAACGACGGCCGAATGGATGGATAATACGACCATTTATCCGCCATCAGTCTGGTTATTTGAACGTTTGGGAAACGGTAAATTCAACATGAAGTTGGCCGATGGTGTGCATGCGTTCGCGGAATTGCCGGCAGTCATGCAGGACGTAAAGGTAACGGTCAAGCAAAACGATGGGACCACCTACATCCTGACGATCACGACGGCGGAAGGAGAGTTTGATACGCCTAACCTTAAAGGGACCGCTGCGCCCGTCCCCTCGATCGATCCGGCAACCAAGCATTGGAAAATAGGAGATGAGGATACCGGCGTGGTAGCCGAGGGAAAAGACGGGGCGACTTATGACGATACGGAGATACAGGCCGCGCTCTCCACTTTACAGAAACAAGTCGATACGCTCGTTTCCGGTAACGCCTCCAATGCGATCGAGTCGTTTAATGAGATTATCGCTTTCCTCTCCAGCGTGGAGGACAGCCAGACGTTGCAAGGTATTCTCGCCGGGCTTAGCCAGAATATTGCGAACGTCCAGAAAGCGATACCTACCAAGCTCTCCCAGCTACAGAACGACGACCATACGGTCAAGGACGCCAAATACGTCCATACGGATAATAACTACACCGCCTCGGAGAGACAGAAACTGGCGGGGGTGGCCGAGAACGCCAACAACTACTCGCTCCCGTCAGCGACGGCCGAGAGGTTGGGTGGTATCAAGACGGGTTACGCCAACTCGGGTAAGAACTACAAGATACAGCTGGACTCCCAAGGCAACGCTTACGTTAATGTACCATGGACAGATAATAACACTACATACGCTCAAGCTACTAGTGATAAGCTTGGTCTTGTCAAGATCGGGTATTCGACCAATGGTAAGAACTATCCGGTATCTCTTGATAGCGGCGGTAAGATGTATGTGAACGTGCCTTGGACGGACACCAATACCACCTACTCCAACATGGGGGCCGCTACCGCCAACGCCGCGGGTAAGGCCGGATTGGTCCCAGCCCCGGGAGCCGGTAAACAAACATCGTTTCTTCGTGGAGATGGTACGTGGGTGGTTCCGACGAATACCACATACGCCAAGGCCAACACCACTACCCTTGGATTGGTGATGATCGGATATGCCAAGAATGGCAAGAATTATCCGGTGGAATTGGATGGTAGCGGAAAGATGTTCGTCAACGTGCCTTGGACGGATACTAATACAACGTATGGTGTTGTAGGAGCTAACGGATCCACGGGGTTGGTCAAGAACGGCAGTACCGTTACAAGCGCCTCAGGTTATACGGCTTGTCCTATTGTAGGTGGTGTCCCTTATTTTAAGGACTCCTACACAAGCGCGGAGAGGCAGAAGGTGGCGGACTCGTTAAGGTTGAAGGAGTACGCCGACGTGTCGGATCTCGGCAAGCTGCCCGCCACCCCGTATAACCTGCGTTACGTCTATACCGCCGCCACGCCCAAGGCGATCGCCTTCGCCAACGTGGGGAGCGTGCCGGAGATGCAGGAGTTCTACTTGTCGGTCAAGAACAATACCTCGTCCAAGATCACCCAGCCGATCCCTAACGGTTCCGGCTGGCAGAGCGAGGAGACGAGCTTGGAGATCGAGGCCGGCAAGACGGCCGGGATAAGTATCAAGAAGGAACACGGCGTGATGGTGGTAAGGGTTTAAGGAGGAGAAGACATGAGAAGAAGAATGATGGGAAAAAGTGATAAGTACCCGAACGGGGTCTATATCCTGCGCATGGACGGCAAGCTATATACCCGCTCCGAGTGGAGCACTGCTTGGAACGACGAGGCGGTGGGCGTGGCCTTAAAGACGGACAACTGCCGTTTCGTGATTTCGTTAGTAGATTACGACAAGACCATGTGGAGCAAAAAAGGGGCTAGTGATAAAATACCTGGAGTAACGAGCACATCGGATGTACCGACTGCCAAAACGGACTACAAGGGCATAGAAAATTCCGCCGCTATTATATCTTTCTATGGAGCGGGAACTGATTACGCCGCAGGTTTGTGTGCTGAGCATACGTTTAAGAATGGCCAAAAAGGGTATTTGGGAGCCTGTGGCGAATGGCAGGAGGCGTTTAATAATAAGGATGAAATAAACGCTTGTATGTCCTTGGTTAGATGTGATGCTATAGCGGGAGATGAATATTATTGGGTTAGTACACAGTGGAGCGATCCATTTGCTTTTGTAATACGTTGGAATGACGAATACATATCAGCTCATAGCAAGTCTTGGGAATATCACTTACGCCCTTTCGCCCCGTTGGAAGACAATAATTTAATTTAAGAAGAAGATAATGGTATGATATACATACAGCGAGACATCCGATTTTGGAACGTGGAAGAGCAGCTTCCCGGCTCCTACCTCGTGAGCGAGGACATAGAGCAGTACCATAACGGCGCCTACCTTTTGCTCAACGCCGAGCAAGAGCGGTACCATAACGACCATCCGGAGGCCACCCCGTTGGAGTGTTGGAACATGGCCCCCGAGCCGGATCCGGAACCCACGCCGGAAGAGTTGCTTTGGCGTGCCCGTGACGCTAAGCGGAAGGAAATCTACGACAAAGACATCCATCATTATTATATTGATGAACAGGACGCATATGTCTCGAACACCCTGCAAGTGAAGGATAAGTGTAGCCGGCAGGAAGAAGTCGAAGTAGGCGGTCATCTTTACGCCTCGAATATCTTAACGGTTGCTCTTGACGAAATAGCGGACTATTCGGAGCAATGCGGCAAGGTGACAGACAGCTTGCTATCCCGTATCGATGCCGCCCAAACAGCCGAGGAGGTCGAAGCTATCGTGGTGCAAGGCTATCCTGAAATGATCCATACAACAACGGCAGCCTTGCAAACTAAAGCAGATAAGGCAATCGCTAAATCCCCGGAAGCGCAGGCAGTGACCTTTGCCCGTGCGATGATGAACAGCGTGTCTCTCACAGCCAGCCAAGCGTTGGAGATGCAGGTCTTATTCCCCATTTGGGGTGAGAGAGATGCGGAGTTTGGCAAGGAAGTTAAAATAGGCTTCCGGCTTCGAGTAGTGGAAGGAGAAAGCGACACTTTGTTTGAAGTGATACAAAAGCACAAGCTGCAAGCCGATTGGAAACCGGGCATAGAAACTGCTTCACTGTATAAGATCGTTGAAGCTGAGCACGCAGGCACGCTTGATGATCCTATTCCATACGTGCAGGGTATGGCATTCGAGAAAGACAAATATTATGAACAATACGGCGTGATCTATCTCTGCATTCTGACGACCGTTACAGGTTATCCTAATGACCTGAAAGACTTGCCCACAATCGTACAGGAGGTAAAGCGATGAGACAGTATGTGTTATTAAAAGTTAACGGGGGGGGGTAAATCACCTCATTATAAATATGTTACGGCCTCTGACTTTGATAAGGAAGGAGGCCGGATATGAGAAGAAGTATGATGGGAAAGAGGAAGAAGTTGTTTATCAAGCGGTTTTACCCGGCTGGTAATTACACGTGGATAGTCCCTCGTGGCTGTACCTCCGTTGACGTGTTCCTTGTAGGTGGAGGATCAGGGGCCGGGCAAATATCTTCCGGCAGCTCCTATGGCGGCGGCGGTGGCGGATATACGAAAACTTACAGGGGCGTGGGATACGTGAGACCTTCATCGGGCAGCTGGATGGGAACATATAATGATGGACGGGATGGGGATGCCATTACCGTCTTCCCCGGTCAAATCGTTGCGGTCACGGTTGGAGCCGGAGGAAACGGGGGCGACGGCGGGTACTCCCAATTTATGGATGATAGACATCGAGCTGAGGGAGGTAGATGCGTTAAGGTTAATCTCCATGGCGGGAATGGTGGGTCCGGCGG